TTATGAAAAGATATTGGATGCTGAAATGGCAAGGTGCCATTTTTCAAGATGCGCAATGCGCTCCTCCTCATCCATGCTTGGCGCAAATATTTTGGCTGCGGGAAGAAGCGCTTTGAGTTCTTCTGTGCTTTGATAAAGATTGGTTGCAAGTCCCGTCATGGCGGCAACGCCCCAAGCGGTTGCTTCAACGTGGGGCAATCGTGCAATATGCAGGGCGGCAAGGTCGCTTTGTGTTTGCATTAAAAGGTTATTGGCGCAAGCGCCGCCGTCAACGCGCAAAAGCGGTACTGAAAGGCCGGTGTCGCGTCGCATGGCGTCGATCACGTCAACTGTTTGAAATGCCATGGCATCTAGCGTTGCGCGCACCAAATGTGCGCGGGTGGTGCCACGTGTGATTCCGCAAATTGTGCCACGTGCCCCGGCATTCCAATAGGGGGTGCCAAGTCCCACAAAGGCGGGCACAAAGTATACACCGCCACTGTCAGGCACTTCTGCTGCAATCGCTTCGCTTTCCGCAGCGGAGGGAAGAAGCCCGAGACCATCACGTAGCCACTGTATTGCAGCACCGCAGATAAATACCGAGCCCTCTAAAACATAGGTGGTTTTGCCACCTATTTGCCAACCGACCGTTGTAAGTAAGCCGTTTGAGGAGGCAACAGGTGTGCTTCCCGTATTCATCAGCATAAAGCCGCCCGTACCATAGGTGTTTTTGATATCACCTGCTTCAAAGCAGCACTGCCCAAAGAGCGCCGCTTGCTGGTCGCCTGCTACCGCGGCAATGGTAATGGGAGAGCCGAAAAGCGCGGCGTCGGTTTCACCAAATATGCCAACAGTAGGCATTACGTCGGGGAGCATCGTGCGCGGAATGTCAAAAAGCTCCAGTAGCTCCTCGTCCCATGTTAGGGTGTGGATGTTAAAGAGCATGGTGCGTGCGGCGTTTGAGGGATCGGTTGCGTGTACGCGCCCTCCCGTAAGCTTGTAGATGAGCCACGTATCAACCGTTCCAAAGAGTAGCTCGCCACGCTCTGCGCGGCTTTGAGCATCGGGTATATTTTGCAGGATCCATTGCAGCTTTGTGGCAGAAAAATAGGGGTCGGGGGTAAGCCCTGTTTTTTCTTGTATGATACGGTCTTTGCCCGCTTGGCGCAGCGCCTCGCATATTGCCTCGGTGCGGCGGCATTGCCACACAATGGCAGGGCAGATCGGCTTACCTGTTTCTTTTTCCCAAACGACAGTCGTTTCGCGCTGGTTAGTGATGCCAATGCCTATAATATCGTCAGCGGTGATGCTTGCTTTGGCAAGTGCCTCTTTTGCGGTTGCCAGCTGGCTTTCCCAAATCTCACACGCATCGTGCTCAACCCACCCCTGCGTTGGAAAATACTGAGTGAATTCACGCGCTGCCTTTGCCACAACGTTGCCGTTAGGCTCAAATATGATACAGCGTGAGCTGGTCGTGCCTTGATCAAGTGACATTAAGTATTTTTTCATGTTGCATTGTCCTTTCGGATCATTCTTTTCTTGTTACGAGAGGAAAATAAACGTCGTACGTGAAAGGTTGGCTCAAAGGATAAGATAAACTCTCCTTTTTCTGTGGATAGCTTTGTCATGGTGCCGTAACGCTCACGATAATTTTGCATTGCCGCTACAAAAAACTCTTCAGGTACACCAAAATGCTCTGCGAACTCCCACGGCTCGCGACAGCCCTCAAGAGCAGCGTCAAGCAATTTATCGATACCGATCAAACGGTCAAAAATATGTTCTCTTGTGCGTCGCTCCATGCGCGCATCGGTAAGAATATCCCCATAGGAGTGTAGGGCGTGCGTGAGCTCTTCGCACAGTACCACGGTGCGTTCCGCCTCGGTGTCGATCTGTGCACTGATTGCGATGGTGTCATCACAGCAGAGCCCACGGATGCGAGGCGATATAAAGGGGTATTTTTCAATCACGGTAAGACCGTTTTTTTCTGCCTCGTCGAGTAACTTTTCGTACATAGAGTTCCTTTCAGTATAGGCAAGAGGGAATAATCCGAACCCGCCCTAAAGCCTTTCTTTTTTGCGCTTTCGGCACTTATCACTCTTGCCAAGTTTGTACTTGGCGTCGACCGCCAAGCAGCAAAATCATCAAAAAATCAATGCTTGAGGGTCCTTTAGAGTTTTGAGAAAGCAAATATTTGTAGATGCGAGGGAAATTTTCGCAGTAATATGGGGATATTACAAGGAAATTTTCTGATGCAGATGCAGATATTTGCTTCTCAAAACCGAGTTCGGATTATTCCCTCTTGCCTATTCGCTTGGACTTTACAAAGCGCACGAAATCCTCAATCTCGCGCAACTCCTCATCAGAAAATTCCTCACCCTCGAAGTGTGCGGCCAATGTGTGCGGACGCTCTTGCTCCCAGCCGGTGAGGTAGGCAGGCGTTACACCAAGGGCGCGCGCAAGCTTTTCAAGCGCCTCGGTGGGGATCTTGTCGGTCTGCCCGGTTGCATAGCGATGGATGGCGGATTTCGTGAGTCCCGTTGCCGCCGAGAGCTCACCGTAGGAGAGATCAAGCAACTTCATTTGTGTGCGTATGCGCTCTGATACAGTCATAATTTACTGCCTTTCCGTGCATATTTATATCCGATTGCGGTAGTAGAAACCACATGTAATATCAGATAATTGTTTCCTTTTTTATTGTAGCAAACGTGGGGGCTCGTGTCAAGCGTCCGTTCCAAAAATGAAACGAATTTACAATTTGTTCATGTTGTGGTACTTGACAAATGAGAGGTGTAGGTGTATCATTAAGTCGTTCTAAAAATAGGACGCAATTCGTGAAAGTAGCTTGCATTATGGAAAAATAAAATGAAATTACGGAGTATGCGTTCTAAAAAAGGGACGTTCGCTTTTTGAAGACCGTCCCAAAAACGAAACAATAACAAGGAGGAAGAAGTATGCCGATTGCAGGAATGTGCCCGTACTTTCGTTATGAGAAGGCGGGGGTTACGTATTGTGAATGTGGGGAGCTTCGCTTTCCCGACCGTCGCGCGAGAAGGGATATCGTATATGCCTATTGCGCACACCCGAGTGATTATAAGCGCTGTCCCTTTAAGTGTGCACTTGACGGATATTATGAAAGGAGCTTTCAATGAAAAACCAAGAGAAGGAAACAAGAAAAAAAGTGGTTGAGCCGTCGCGTCACCTGCTTGCGGCGCGCGCCAAGGAGATCAAGGTGCTTCGTGAGGATATAGCGGGTTTTAAGGAAAGCGTGCGACTTGCATCTGCCTTTATGGCATTGTTGTCGCTTGCCGCTGCGGGTGAGCCTGATGCGAAAGACACCGTGCAGGTGAGCAAGGGCGAGGACACGTATACTGTTGAAATGAAAAAAAGCGCCCTCGCGCAAGCGCTGCAGGCATGGCAGGTCGAGATCGGAGGTGATGCGGAGAATTACCGTATCGTGTTCCGTCAGGGCAGCGTTGCCGTGTAAGGGGGCAGATCGATGTCGGAGCAAGGGCGAGAAAAGAGAGATGCAAAGCAGATGCTTTTGGCATCCGGTGCGGCGGCGGTTGAGGTGATCGTATCTCTGATGCAGGATAGTGGCTTAAAGCCTGAGCTGCGCCTGAAAGCGGCAGAAAGCATACTCGACCGTATCGGCGGCAAAAACGGGAGCCTTGAGGGGAGTGGCGAGGGAATAGGCGCCGTGCGATTTGAGGGGGTGCTTGAAGAATGGAGCCGCTGATCTTTTCTCGCCTGCGCAAAGAGATTCCAAACCCAAGGCAGCAGGAGTTTTTTTGCTCAAGCGCGCGGCATACCGCTTACGGCGGTGCGCGCGGGGGCGGAAAGTCCTGGGCAATGCGTCGCAAAATGGTCATGCTTGCCATGCGTTACCGGGGGCTACGATTGCTTTTGTTGCGACGGAGCCTGCAGGAGCTCAGAGAAAATCATATTTTGCCGCTGCAAATGGAGCTGGGTGGCTTTGCTACCTTTAAAAAGGACGAGCGCGCTTTTATTTTCCCAAACGGCTCTCGCCTCACGCTTGGCTACTGTGATGCTGACAGTGACGTGCTGCAATATCAAGGTGCCGAATATGATGTGATCGGCTTTGAGGAGGCAACGCATTTCAAGGAGGAGTGGATCGTTTTTATTTGCACGGCACTGCGTACCACCAAAAAAGATTTTCGGGCAAGGGTCTATTATACCTGCAATCCCGGCGGTGTGGGGCACGCCTATATCAAGCGGCTGTTTATCGATCGACGCTTTGAGGGGAACGAGCGTGCACAGGATTATGCCTTTATTCCCGCGGTGGTTTATGATAACCGCGTGCTCATGGAGGCAGACCCCGAATACGTGCGGCGCCTTGAGGCATTGCCGGCGCACAAGCGCCGCGCACATCTTGAGGGGGATTGGAACGTATACGAGGGGCAGGTGTTTGAGGAATTTCGCAATGACCCGGGGCACTATGCCGATCGGCTTTACACACATGTGATCGAGCCCTTTGCGCCACCTGCCGAGTGGCGCGTGTACCGTTCCTTTGATTTTGGCTACGCAAAGCCCTTTTCGGTGGGGTGGTGGGTCAAGGATCATGACGGGCGGCTTTATCGCATACTCGAATTTTACGGTTGCGTGCGCAATGAGGCAAACGTGGGCGTGCGTATGAGTCCTGAGGAGATCTTTCGCGAGATCGCTAAGATCGAGCGTGAGCACCCGTGGCTGATAGGAAAGCAGATCACCGGTGTTGCCGACCCCGCGATCTGGGATGCCTCGCGCGGCGAGGCGATCGCCGAAACCGCAGAGCGCTGTGGCGTTTATTTTGAGCGCGGCGACAATCGGCGTGTGGCAGGCTGGATGCAGATGCACAATCGCTTCACCTTTGATGAAAAGGGGGTGCCGATGATGTATATTTTCTCTACGTGTCGGGAATTTTTGCGCACCGTGCCGACGCTGCAGTACAGCCGCACACACGCAGAGGATGTTGACAGCGACATGGAGGACCACATCGCCGACGAGGCAAGGTATCTTTGTATGATGGTGCCGATGCGCCCCACGCATATCGCCCCGCCGCGCGCACCCAAATTGCTTGATCCGCTTGACCGTGAGGTCGTTTATTATGCACACCGCAAGGAAATGCGGTAGGAAAGGAGAAAAAATGAGAAGAAAGAACATCATCGGAAAGGCCGAGATCCGCGCAGCCGCGGAGCAATTGCTTGCTTGGCGACGCGCAAGGGAAGGTTTTTCTGCACGCGTGCAAGAGGAGGAGGACTGGTATCGCCTTCGTGTAATGCCCCGTGCGCATCGCAATGGCGAGGGGGAGGTGATCGCGCCTACGTCTGCTTGGCTTTTCAATGCCTTGATGCAAAAGCATGCAGATCTTATGGAGAATATCCCGCTTGCCATATGCCTGCCGCGTGAGGAGAGTGACGAGGAGGACGCACGTGCGCTGTCGGCTATTTTGCCCGTGATCCTCGATCGCTCCGGCTTTGAGGCATCGTACTCCGATAATATGTGGTATAAGCTGAAGCACGGTATTTGCGCATGGGGTGTGTTTTGGAATACCGAGCTTGAAAATGGCATGGGCGATGTAGACGTCAGACGTGTTGATCTGCAAGGGCTTTATTGGGATATGGGCGTTCGCCATTTGCAGGATTCGCGTGCTGTTTATTTTGTAGAGGAGGTCGATGCAGCAGCGCTTCGCGCGCGTTTTCCGCGTTATGACGGCAAGGGGGATGAGGGACTTGATCATCTGTTTTGTACGCGTGGCGGTGGAGAGGAAACGGTTGCAGTGGTGGATTGGTATTACAAAAAGCGCACCGCCGAAGGGCGCACTGTTTTGCATTATTGCAAGTTTGCGGGGGATACGGTGCTGTTTTCTACCGAAAACGAGGGCAGTTATCAGAACGGCTGGTATGAGCACGGTCAATACCCCTTTGTGCTTGACGTGCTGTATCCCATTGAGGGCACCTCGCTTGGCTTTGGCATTATTGCCGTTGGGCGTGATCCGCAAGGGTATATTGACCGCATGGATCGCAATTTGCTGGAATACATGGATTGGGCAACACGTGTGCGTTATTTTTGCAAGAGAAGCACGGGCGTAAATGAGGAGGAGTTTTGTGATCTTTCCCGTCGCATTGTTTCGGTTGAGGGCGACCCTGATGAGGAGCGCCTGCGCCAGATCGAGGTGGCGGCTCCCGATCCGCTTTGGCTTCAGTTAAAGAACGCAAAGGTGAACGAATTAAAGGAAACTGTTGCAAATCGAGATATGCTGCAGGGCTCGACCGAAAGCGGTGTAACTGCAGCGGCAGCAATTGCCGCGTTGCAGGAATCGGGCAATAAGAGCATGCGCGATATCATCAGTGCCTCTTACCGTGCATTTGTGGAGGTTGCGCGCCTCATGGTAGAGTGCGTGCGCCAGTTTTACAGTGAGATCCGTTGCTTTCGCATCCTTGGCAAAAACGGTGGAAACCGATACCTCAGCTGGTCAAATGACCACATTCGGGAGAGGGTCACGGGTGTTTCGGAAAGCGGCTTGCCCCTGACAAGGCGCCCTGTGTTTGATATTGACGTGCGTGCGGAAAAGCAAAATCCCTATACCAGATACTCTCATAATGAGATGCTCAAAAGCCTATATTCCTTGGGTGTATTTGATCCCGCTAACGCTCCCGCTGCACAGATCCTGCTCGATGCCATGGACTTTTCGGGCATTGAGGAGATCCGCACGCAGATCGCAGCATTCATCCGCGAAAATGAAAAGGATACGGCTGTAAAAGCAGAGAAAAGAAAAAGTGCAAAGGGGAACGCTGTTGAAATTACGCCTGCCGAGCGTGCCATGGTTGGCGCTGCGCAAAAGCGTGACAATGCCATGAAAGATGCCGCGATATGATCAAGATATATGCGACAAAACAGGGGGAGAAATACCGCCTATTGGTTGAGGGACACGCCCAAAAGGGCACAGAGGGAAGCTTGGTGTGCGCTGCTGTTTCTACGCTGATGGGGGCACTTGTGAGCTTTGCAACAAGCCATCCCGCTTGCCGCTATGTGCGTGCAAGTCTTTCGCGGGGGAATGCCTTTCTTTCCTGTAGATACGGTCTTAACGATACCTATGCTATGACGGTATCAGCATTGCGTCAGCTTGCCTTGGAGTATCCCATGCACGTGTGCTTCCCTGATAGAAGCACTGCAGTTAACGACACGGGAAGGCCCCTCGTGTTATGATGATAACGACGGAGAAAAGCGGCACACGTATTTTGCTTTTGTCCGTGCGACACCTTGAAAGAGAGAGGGAATATGAAACAAATTTTTAGCTTGGATCTCTCGCTGTTCGGCGAGAGTGACATGGGTGGAAACGAAATGCCTGAGCTCACCCGGCAGGCAACGGGCGAAGTAATGGAGGCTCCTGCCGCCGGGGAGAACAGTGAGGAAGCGCGAAGGACGGCGTTCAGAGGGATGATGGAGGGAGAGTATAAGGATCTCTTTCAAGCATTTTTTCAGGAGACCTTCAATCGCCGCTTCAAGGAGCAAAAAAGCATGATGGAGGAATTGGAGCGTGCCCGCGATGTGGTAGCCGCAGCGGCAGAGCATTACGGTACGCAGGATGTGGGGGAGCTTGCAGCCGCTATACGGGCGGAACAGGAAAAAACGGCGCCGACAGAAGTGGTGACAGGGTCCCCCGAGACTGAGGAAACAATCAGCCGTATCGGCATGGAGGAAAGAATCAAGGAGGCTGTAGACGCAGCAGTTGAGCGTGCACGAAAGGAAACCGAACGGGCAGTAACCGAGAGTATCCGTGCCCGAGGGCTACGTCCTGCCGAAAGCGCATTGGCTCCCGGTGTCAGTGGGCATTTTGGCAACAGCGCCGCACGTCTTTCTCGCGCCGAGCGTGCCGAAATGGCACGGCGCGCAGCCAAGGGCGAGCGCATTGAGTTCTGACAGACAGCCTTTTTGCAATCTATTAAGAAAGGAAAAGGTATGAACAGTAAAACAAAGATCTTTGACCTGCAGCGCTTTGGCGCAGGCGAGAACATCAACACGACCACAGGCTACGCAAACGCTGAGAGCGGAAGCGTAACCGCATATGTAGAGGGTGGCGGACTTTCCGATGAGATGCGTACCTATTACGCCGATTATCTCATTGACAATGCCGAGCCCAACCTCATTCACGATCAGTTTGCGCAAAAGCACGCTATTCCTAAAAATGGCGGTAAGTCGATCCGTTTTCGCAAATACGATCCGCTGCCCAAGCTGACGGCAGCACTTTCCGAGGGTGTAACACCCACGGGTCAGTCCCTCAACATGGGGGCTGTGGAAGCAACTGTTCGCCAATATGGCGGATATGTGGAGCTTTCCGATCTGCTTTTGCTTGCCGCAATCGATAACAATCTCGTAATGGCAACCAAGCTGCTTGGCTCGCAGGCGGGCAGAACGCTTGACACCATTACCCGTGAGGTGCTTTGCGGCGGTACAAACGTACAGTACGGTGAGGATGCGGTAACGGCACGCTATTTGCTTGTTGGCGGTGCCGAGAGTGGTAACCACTACATGACGGTGGATTGCATCAAGCGCGCTGTGCGCTTCCTGAAAAATCAGAATGCCGAGAAGATCAACGGCGCTTATGCCTGCATCATTCACCCCGACTGTGCGTACGACCTTACCAACGATGCGAATTGGAAATATCCGCACCAATATTGCGATACCAAGGAGCTTTACGAGGGTGAGATCGGTATGATCGAGGGCGTGCGCTTTGTGGAGAGCACCGAGGCAAAGGTATTCCACGCGCCCGACCTTACGCCTACCTCCCGCACCATGAATTGCCTTGCGGGCGCATACAGCACACTCGATAGCGCAGGCGCTGCGACCGAGGGCTTTGGTACAGGCTCAAAATACCGTCTTAAGATCGGTTCGGGTGCGGCAGGTCACCGCGCTTCGCGCGATATGATCGGTCGTGCCATTCTTATGTATGATGCCTCCGAGTCCTCTTGGCAGTATGCGGAGGTAACGGGCGCCGTCTTTAGCGAGAGCGGCGATAACTATCTGTACTTTGACCGCGCGCTTGTAGCGGGTGGCATCGGCAGCACCGATATTACCACGACCACCTCGGATATTCTCTATCCCGGTGAGGCAGGTCTTGGCGGCAGAGATGTTTATGCAACGCTTATTTTCGGTGATAACGCATACGGCACTACGGAGCTGACGGGTGGCGGCTTGCAGCACATTGTCAAGCAGCTTGGCTCTGCCGGTACGGCAGACCCCCTCAACCAGCGTGCAACCGTAGGCTGGAAGGCAACCAAGGCAGCCGCGCGTCTTGTTGAGGCGTTTATGATCCGTATCGAAACCGCCTCTACCTTTGAGGTGGGCGAAAACTGATACTGCTTCGCGGTAACAGAAAAGCTGCGTCATTTAGGGGCATTGGCATCTAAATGACGCAGCCGAAAGAAATGAAAGGAGACACTATGCAGGCTAAAGAAAATGAAAAGGTAACGCTTGCCGATCTGCAAAAGCAGATCGAAACAATGCGTGCCGAATATGAGGCTAAGCTTGCCTTGCTGTGCGAAGAAAAGAGTGAGCAAGCACGCGCCGCAGATGAGCAGAGTGAGAAGTTTAAAAGCTTTTTGCGCGAGCAGGAGGCATGGCTCAACGAGTATGTTGAGGTGCGCCTGTTTAAGGATAATGAAAAATATAAGGATGACGTGTACGTTGCCATCAACGGTAAAAACTGCGTGATCAGACGTGGCGTGTGGACGCGTATTCGCCGCAAATTTGCACTCCTGCTCGATCAATCCGAGATCCAGGATCTGCGCACCGCTGAGCTGATGGAGCGCGAGGCAGGTCGCTTTGCCGACGAGAGCCGCCGCCGCGACGTGTGAGGTGAGGGGCATGACCAAAAATGAGGTTTTGAGCTTTGTGCAGAGCGTAAAGCCGCATGAGTTTGAGCAGGCCGTGATGCTGCGTTGGCTCGAGGAGCTCGAAAAAAAGATCGAGTTTGAGATCCATGACAGATTCGCACGCGGAGAAAGCGTTCAGAGCACTTCCACTGATAAGTTGAGCGTGCCGCCCCCTTATGATAAGGTCTATTGGACCTATCTTGTTTCTATGATCGAGCTGGCGCAGGGCACACCCGAAACCTACAAGTTTGCAAACGGTGTGTTCAAGGAGGCTTACGGTGAGTATGCGCGGTACGTGCAACGGCGCGGTGGCTTTGGCAAGCGCCGCACATTGCGCTAAAGAGGAGAGACAGATATGAATATATTTGAATGGATCGCTGCGAATTGGGAGCTTGTGGGCATTTGCTTCGGTATTCTTGTAAACGCAGCGGGCCTTGCCTATAACATTTATAAGTTTTGCTGTACCGGCAAGTTAAAGGCACTTCAGAACATGAGCGCGCTTTTTGAGGCCGCACGGGAGTATGAGCTGCAAGCCGAGCAATTTGAGGGCTATACCTCTGCGGAAAAACTCAATTATGTGCTCTCGCGCTTGCGTGTGCTCGCAGCCGATCTTGGGTGCGAGTTCAACGAGGAGGAGCTGATCGCACGCATTGAGGCGGACATTGCCTACTCCAAGGGCGTGAACGGCACGAGCAAGAGCGATACGCTCGAGTGACTGCGCCTGAGAAATTCGGCACTCGATGTGATGCAACGCGAGGAGGGTGCCGAGATCTTGGAGGCAGTATTAAAAATTTTAAAAGGAGTTGAAAAGCTGTTTTGAATTATCAGGAAAAGGTCAGCACACGCCAGGATGTGCGTGTGCTCTTTGAGAAGGTTAAGGCAAATCCTGCCGTGGCGCGTTATCGCGGCTATACCGAAACAAAATCCTACGGCTGGGATGAGGCGGCAGATGACTACGTTAAGTGTGAGGGTGAGGTTTGGTTCGATAACCCCGCATATGACGCTGATTTTGTAGAGGTGGGCACACCCAGCGCTGAAAGCCAAGAGCTGCTTGACGAGCAGCTTCTTGCACGTGATGAGGCCATTGAGGCGCTACGCACTGAGCGCGATATGCTTCGCCTTAAGGTAGAGGAGCTTACAGGCGCGCTTGCCGTTGCCGAGGAGGAACGGGAGAGCGCAGTTGCGAAAAAGGATACCGTTTGTGCGATTGTTTGCAATTTGCGCGCTGTGCTTGAAGCAGTGCTTGCTTACAAGGCAGAATAA